CACCCTGCCCGGTGGAGTCCCCCTCACTGGTGGCCTTTCGTGGCTGATCCCGACCCTTGATGATGTGGTCGAGCTATGTGAGGAGTTTGGCTTTGAATTGCACGAAGATAACGAGAGCGGAGATATCCTGTGGGAAATGTTCCGCGCCGTCCTTGCCCGCTGGGAACAGCTTGCCATCACCCCCATCCCGGCAGCAGAGCGGTGGCCCGAGTTCTCTGATTGTGACCCACAAGAAAGGGTTTGGGCATGGAATCCAGTGCTTGATCATTGGAAGCTTTCGCGTATTAATCGGTCAGTGCATACCCACTGGCTGCCCGCCAACGCCCTACCCGCCCCCGAGGCCCCATGACTAGCGACTCTCGCGCCCAACGCCTAGTTGACGAGTTTGAGGAGGCTGCCAGCTCTTACGAGGGATACAGCGTTCGTCACGGCATTGCCGCTGTTCTGCGCCACCTAGGCGACACCGATGCCCAATACGGCGACATGGAATCGTTCTATGCCGTTCCAGCCAGCACCCTTGAAGACATGGCAGACGCCCTTACCGCTCCAACCCTGATGGAACGTGCTATGGCTGGTGACGCCATCGCCGCTAAACAGTTCCTGTATGAGGCTAACTTCACCGACGAGCACGGCCAATGGCTGCCGCAGTATCAACCCATTCCCGAGACCACCAATGATTAAATCCCGATCAGTCTTCTTTCAGAAAGACAATGAGCGCATTGTCGTCTGGACAAACCACACACGCTGGACCGTGACCGATATGGTCGCTGGCGGCACAAAGCGATACCCCCAACAATTAGCCATGGCATTGGCAGCATCGCTAATGGCTGAAGGCTATGAGGCCACCGTCCATGACTAACCCAATCACCCCACCGCTTGAGCTGGTGGATTCAATCTGGAATCAGTTTAAGACTGGTCCTATTCGCAACCTCCTGACTTCGGAAGCATTTAGAGAAGCTATTACTAAAGCTTCCCAATGGGGTGCCGACCAGGAGCTGGAGGCGTGTTGCCAATGGCTTAAAAGCGAGGGTTACTCAGGCACGGTAATTGAACTTCGCGACCGCCGCCGCCGCGCATTGATTGGGCGCTGAATTCACGCGCCGCCTTGGCTGAGGATCCGGTGGAGCCCACGGATGAGGAGTGATGTCATCCAGATTCCTGAAACATGAGGCCTGTCCCAAGTGCAAATCAAAGAACAACCTGGCCCGCTACGACGACGGTCACGCGACCTGCTTCGGATGCGGGCACCAGGAACAACCAAAAAAAGACAAAGCCGAACCCCGCATGGTGCCACTACCACCACCAGTCACCCCGATCCTTGAATTCATCGAGGCTCGGGCTCTACCCAAACGCGCCATAACGGAGGAGACCTGTGCTCTGTTCGGCTACGGGTCTTCTACCCACAACGGGCGACCCGTCCAGGTAGCGCCGTACCGCAACCAATCCGGCAAGGTGGTGGCTCAGCACCTACGTGGTGCAGACAAGCGCTTCAGCTGGCTTGGAGACACCTCTGGCTTGCAGCTGTGGGGCCAGCATCTCTGGCGCCAGAACTTTGGCAAGGAGACCAGCCTCTTTGTCACCGTGACAGAGGGGGAGATCGACGCCATGTCTGTCTCTCAGGTCCAAGGCAACAAGTACCCCGTGGTGTCGCTCCCTAATGGTGCGCAATCCGCGAAGAAGTACCTGGCTGCCAACGCCACATGGCTGGGTCAGTTTGCGCGGATCGTGCTGTGCTTTGACTCCGATGAGCCCGGTGTCAAAGCAGCCGAGGAGTGCGTCGCCGTCTTGCCGTTGGGCAAGGTGGCCGTGTGCCAGTTGCCACGCAAGGACGCCAACGAGATGCTGGTGGCAGGCGAAGGAGGGATCCTCCGCGAGCTGCTCTGGAAGGCAACGCCAACCAGGCCTGATGGGATCGTTAATGCGAACGACCTTTGGGATGAGCTGATCAAGCCTGGTGCTTCATCGGCTTGCCCTTACCCCTGGCCACAGCTGGATGCCATGACCCGTGGCTTCAGACGTGGCGAGATGGTGACCCTGTGCGCTGGCTCAGGCGTCGGCAAGTCCAGCGTGTGCCGGGAATGGGCCCACCACTTCCTACGGGCTGGGCTCCGTGTTGGCTACATCGCCCTGGAGGAAAGCACCAAGCGCACCATGCAGGGAATCATCGGGATCGAGCTCAACAAACCCATCCACCTGGACCCAGATGCGGCCGACGAACGTGAGATACGAGAAGGCTTTGACCGTGTGTTTGGCACTGGCCGTTGCTACCTGTATGACCACTTTGGATCAATGGATCCCGACCACCTCATCTCCAAGATTAGGTACCTCGCCGATGCAGAAAACGTCGACGTCGTGGTTCTTGACCACCTCACGATCGTCATCTCAGGACTGACAGAGCTGGATGAACGTCGTGCTATCGACGTGACCTGCACCAAGCTTCGCCAAGTGGTGGAGCAAACGGGCATTGGCCTGGTGCTGGTGTCGCACCTCAAGCGACCAGAAGGCCGCGGCCATGAGGAGGGGGCCCAGACCAGCCTTGGTCACCTGCGCGGCAGTCATGCCATAGCGCAACTCAGCGACATGGTCATCGGTTGCGAGCGGAACCAGCAGGGCGACCTTGCTGAACGCAATGAACTGCAGCTCCGGGTCTTAAAGAACCGACACTCAGGACAGACGGGACCCTGCGACAAGCTGGTGTACGACATGAATACCGGCAGACTTGTCGTGCCAATGTCCCAATATTTTGGAACCTAAACATCCCCACCATTCCTGCAGACAATGACACTTCTGATTGATGCTGACTGGCTTCTGTACGCAGCGTGCGCCGCTTGCGAGTGCGACATCCGATGGGACGAATGGGTTCACACCTTGCACTTAGAGCAATCGGATGCCAAGAGTTACATGACCCACCAGGTGGGCAAGTGGCAAGAGGCGACCAGCCACAAAGATGTGGTCATGTGCTTGTCGTCGTATCCGACCTTCCGGCATGAGCTCTCCGTTGAGTACAAAGCAAACCGGGTCGGACGTCGTAAACCCTTGGGTCTACGTGATCTACGGGTCTGGCTTGAGTCCGAGTACGAGGTCAGGTGTCATCAGAACTTGGAGGCTGACGACGTCATGGGGATATTGATGACCAACGGGTCGTACAGGGATCCGATCATGGTCACTGCCGACAAGGATATGCGCACGATCCCAGGCAAGTTGTTGCGCATGGATGTCATGGAAGTCAACAGCTTGGCAGAAGCCAACCGGAACTGGATGATTCAGGCCTTGGTCGGTGACACCAGTGACAATTACCCCGGGCTGAAAGGGTTTGGACCAGTGAAAGCTGAGAAGTTATTAACTGAGCGCCACACCCTGCCAGAGATGTGGGACGCCGTCGTCACCGCATACCGCAAGAGTGGTGAAACGTTTGGTGATGCGTTGCTCAATGCCCGCATGGCCCGCATCCTGCGACACGGGGACTATGACTTTACCGCCGCTACAGTGGAGTTGTGGGACCCAGACCGTGACCCCGCAATGAAGATCAATGGATGACCTATTTCCCCCGATTGATGAAGCCCTGCTGAAGCGACTCGACGAAATTTATCCTGAGTCCAGCCCTGACCCAGCTGCGTCTGATCGTGAGATCTGGATGGCAGTGGGCACCAGGCAGGTGGTGCGCATGCTATGGGCCGTTTATCTTGAACAACAAAACGAGGCTTGATCCATGTGTGGCACAGGCGGCGCCCAAAGACAGCAAGCGCAACAGCAAGCGCAGATTGCAAGCTGGCAGCAACAGGTCCAGCAGGACCAGCAAATGGCCATGCAACGGCAAATGGCTGATCAGCAACAGGCCAATTACCAGGAGCAGCTGGCCATTAGCAAGGCACCACCCCCGCCTGCACCCAACCCAGGCACCATGGCTGCAACGCCAGCACTTGAAACCGTGGACCAGACCACGGCTCAGACCAAGCGGGCTGGTAGCGGCCGAAAGAAACTCCGGACCGACATGCCGCAAATGTCCGCGCTTGCGATCCCGGGTGTTGGTTGATGGAACTTAATCTGACCAGCAACGTTGACCGCCAACCCAAGCCGTACGGGGAGGACGGTGGCACGGCTGCGGCCAGGTACGGCCAACTGCAAACCAACCGGGACCCGTACCTGCAACGGGCCCGGGACTGCAGCAAGGTCACCATCCCGGGCCTGATCCCGGATGCAGGGCAGGGGGACCGTGGTCGGCTGAAGACCCCGTACCAAAGCCTTGGTGCCCGCGGTGTCAATTACCTGGCGAGCAAGCTGCTGATCACATTGTTCCCCCCAAACTCCAGCTTCTTCAAGCTTGAGATCGACGACCTGGCCCTACGGGTTGCAGAGCAGGGGCCCGAGATCAAGACGGAACTGGACACTGCTTTGGTCCAGGTTGAGCGGGCTGGCATGTCTGCCTTTGAGGTGGCCAATGGCCGGGCCTCAATGCATGAAGCGTTCAAGCACCTGCTAGTGGGTGGCAATGTGCTGCTGTACGTGGCGGAAGATGGCATCAAGGTGATCCATCTCAACCGGTTCGTCGTGTGCCGCGACCCAATGGGTTCCGTCACCGAGATCGTGGTCGAGGAGGAGGTTTACCCCGATGCCTTGCCCGTGGGGTTGTACGACGACCTGGATGAAGAAGACGCATACGAGTCCGGCACCACGTCAAAGACGATCAAGCTCTACACCCACGTCGAATACGAAGCCGGCAAGGTCCATTGGTATCAAGAAGCCAAGGGCAAAGAGATCCCTGGGTCCCATGGCATGTGCGACGCCGATGTAAATCCTTGGATTCCCCTGCGCTTCAACCGGGTGGACAGCGAGGAGTACGGCCGTTCGTACATCGAGGAGTATTACGGGGACCTGTTGGCCCTTGAGAGCCTGTACCAGGCCATCATTGAAGGGGCTGCGGCCGCGGCCAAGGTTCTGTTTCTCGTCAACCCCAACGGCACGACCAGGCCACGCACTTTGGCCAACGCTGAGAACGGGGCCATCGTCCAAGGCAACGCTGCCGACGTCACGGTCATCCAGACCCAGAAAGCCCAGGACCTGAACATCGCCAACAGCACCATCGAGAGGATTGAAGCCAGGCTGCAGTTTGCGTTTCTGCTGAACACCGCCATCCAACGACGTGGGGAGCGGGTCACCGCAGAGGAGATCCGCTACATGAGCCAGGAGCTGGAGGCTGGCATCGGTGGCCTGTACTCAATCCTTACCCAGGAGCTGCAGCTGCCACTGGTGCGTCGGTTGTTGCACGTTCTCCGCAAGCAACGCAAACTTTCGCCATTCCCGAAGGGCCAAGGTGGTGTGCCATTGGTCAACCCCAGGCCAGTGACAGGCCTGGAGGCGATCGGTCGTGGCGATGACCGGAACAAGTTGATCCAATTCATCACCACTGCCACCCAGACCTTGGGCCCTGAGGTGATTGCCAAGTTTGTGAATGTCGATGAAGCCTTGCGTCGTTTGGCGGCAAGTGAATCTATCGACACCACGAACTTGGTTAAGTCCAAGGACCAGCTACAACAAGAGGCAGCTGCTGCTCAACAACAACAACAGCAAGCTGCGCAACGTGACATGCTGATGACTGGCCTTAAGTCATCAGCAATGGCACAAGTCGCCAACAACTACACCCAGCAAGGAGCACCTTATGGCCCGCAATTCCCAGATGGCACGGACCCAGGACAACCCGGAGCAATGCCCAACGCCCTCCCAACCCCCCCAAGCGGACCCGGCATCCCTAGTGGGCCCGCCGGCCCAGGTGCAGCAATGGGGCCCAACGCCTGACATGGTCATTGACCACGTCAAGCCAAGTCCTGTAATGGAACCAGACCCGGCGCCTGTCGTCACATTTGGCGACGACAAATCCATCACCATCAACTGATACCAATCCCATGCCTGAAGCCGTAACAATCAGCCAAACCGAAAGCCCTGCGCTGTCCACCGAAAACGAAGAGATGCTTGCCGCCATGGCAGGTGAACAGGAAGAACCCACTGAACTTCTGGCCGGCAAGTACAAATCTGTCCAGGACCTGGAGAAGGCTTACAAGGAGCTCCAGACCAAACTCAGCCGTGGCGAAACCATTGACCCGGCACCCGAGGACGACGGTGAATCTGAACCCGAGGACGACGAGGAGGAGGCCCCGTCCGGCAACGCCCGAGAGATCTATGGCGACTTGATTGGCGGCAAGCTTGAAGAAGCCGGCATCGACTTCGGCGACATGAATGTTCGCTGGCAACAGTCAGGAACCTTGGAGTCCGGGGATTACGACCAGCTGGCTGAGGCTGGCTTCAACCGAGACATGGTCGATGCGTACCTCTCAGGGTTGCAATACAAAGCGACCCAGGACACGGCGTTGTCGGTCAAGGAGGTGGCTTCCATCAAGCAATCGTTTGGCGGTGAAGCCGAGTACGACAAGATGATCGAATGGGCAGGTGCCAACTTGTCGGCCGAGGAGGCAGAAGGCTTCAATCAGATCATCAACACCCAGCCCATGGCTGCGGTGAAGATGGCGATTTCTGGCTTGGTCGCTAAGTACACAGCAGCCGAAGGTCGTGAACCCAAACTCATTGGTGGCCGTGCCCCCAAAGGCAGCACCGACAAGTTCGAGAGCACAGCTCAACTGGTGGCCGCAATGTCTGATCCCAAGTACAGCACTGATCCCGCGTACCAGCGGAAGGTGCAAGAGAAACTCGGGCGGTCCAGCATCTTTTGAGGGTTGAGGAATATACGGGCCCCTATCTCGGGGGCTTTTTTATGCCTTGCGTTTGTTAGTACACTGTGACTACCTAGACCCACTCACAGTCAGCGACGGCCCACTGCGGTGGACACCCGCTCGTGAACGGGAGCCCGGCGTCGGGTTAAACCCCAACCCCCTTTTCCCCTAGGAGCCCCGTAATGGCAGCCCCCGATTTCACAGCTTCACGCCTTGGCCTAGTAAACGCCGCTGGTGGCGGTACTTGGGCCGGCGACAACGCCCTGTTCCTTCAGGTCTGGGCCGGTGAAGTTCTCACCGCGTTCCGTAAGGCCACCATCTTCGAACCCCTTCACACTGTGCGGACCATCGCCAGCGGCAAGAGCGCCAGCTTCCCCATCGTGGGTCTGAACTCCGCTGCGTACCACACCCCCGGCACCATGCTGACGGGTACCGCAGTGAAGAACGCTGAAGCCGTCATCAAGGTTGACGACAAGCTCGTCTCCAATGTGTTCATCCCCGACATCGACGAAGCCAAGAACCATTGGGACGTTCGGAGCCCGTACTCCGCTGAGATGGGCAACGCCCTGGCGTATCGCTTCGATCAAAACATCGCAGCTCAAATCGCCAAGGCCGCTCGTACCGCCACCAACTTCAACACCGACCTGCCCGGTGGTACCCGGATCAAGATCGTGGCTGCCACCAAGGCTGCCATCACCGGGTCCCAGTTGGCTGCTGCTCTATTCGCCGCTGCCCAGCGGATGGATGAGAACAACTTGCCTGAGATGGATCGCTACTGCGTGTTGGCCCCTGCCGAGTACTACAAGCTTGTGCAGACCACCGACGTGATCAACCGGGACTGGGGCGGCGCTGGCGCTTATGCCGACGGCACCGTGCTGAAGGTTGCTGGCATCACCATTTTGAAGTCGAACCACCTTCCCACCACCAACCGCTCTGCGGCCACCGGCGAGAACAACGACTACTCCGCCAACTTCACCGACTCCGTCGCCCTTGCCTTCAACAAGCAAGCCGTCGGCACCGTGAAGCTGATGGATCTCAAGATGGAGCAGACCGGCTCCGACGTACATGCCCTGTGGCAAGGCACCTTCATGGTTGCGTCAATGGCATTGGGCACTAGCGTCCTTCGCCCCGACTGCGCTATTGAGATCTATACCGCCACCAGCTGATCGCGGCCAATATGGGGGGAGCTCCGGTTCCCCCTTTTTTTTGGAGATATGCCATGACCCTTGCTCGCACTACGTTCCTGGAAGCCGTGAACCGGGTCCTGCAGATGCTCGGTGAAGCACCAGTCAATGGCTTGGACGGACAGTTCGGCCTGGCCCAACAGGCAGAAGCCGCGATCAACGACGTCTCCCGCAAGATTCAAACGGAAGGGTGGTCATTCAATACTGATTACGAACGCTTGCTGATGCGAGATGCAGTGACGCTTGAGATTAGCGTCGGCACTAATGTCAGCAGGGTCAAGATTGAACCGTATTCGTACCCAGACATCGACGTCGTCCAACGTGGGTCCAGGCTGTACGACCGGCGGGCTGGTAGCTACCAGTTCACCGAAGACTTGTACGCCGACGTCACTTACATCCTGGAATGGGACGAAGTGCCTGAGTACGCTCATCAGTACTTCATGGTCAAGGCTGGTCGTCAGTTGCAAGAAGCGATCCTGGGTTCAGCTGACCTGTCGCGGATCAACATCGTGGCTGAGGCTGAAGCCCATAGCTTGTTCCTGGAAGAGGAAACGACCCGCGGGGATCACAGCTGGCTACGTGGCAACCCGAACCACATGGATGTTTTCATGACGTACAAACCAGCCTGGGCTCTGCGCCGTTAAGCCATGCCTCTCATCAGCAGCTCCATCCCCAACCTGATCAATGGCGTCAGCCAACAACCAGCAGCGTTGCGCCTGGCATCCCAGTGCGAGCAGATGGTCAACTGCATGCCCAGCCCGGTGGAAGGACTGAAGAAACGACCACCGGCACAGCACGTGGCCAAGTTGTTTGCTGGGTCTGCTGGTGCCAACCGGCCGTTCACGACCATCGTGGACCGGGATGGGGCCATCAAGTACATGGTGATGATCCTGGACAACAACATCAAGGTCTTTGGCCTGGATGGATCTGTCAAAACAGTTACCACCCCTGACGGCACGTCATACCTGGACATCGCAGGTGAACCAAGTTCCACGTTCCGGGTTGCGTCAGTTGCGGACTACACGTTCATTGTGAATCGGGAAAAGACGGTGGCCATGGCTGGCACGACGTCACCCACATGGGGCACCAAATCCATGGTGTTCATTAAGTCCGCTGATTACGCCACCACGTACAGCATCACGGTCGATTCTTCGACAGTCACCTACACCACAGCGTCCGCTGGTGGCGCAGTTCCGAGCACCGTTGATATTGCCACCAATCTGCGCAACTCATTGGCCACAGCGTTAGGTGGTACCTGGACCATCACGGCCAGTGACTACATCGTGCGGATCGTCAAGAACGACGGTGCCGACTACACATTGAGCAGTACAGACACCAGGATCGGCACGGCAACAGTGCCTATCAAAGGAACCGTCGACACCATTTCCGACCTGCCAACCAAGGCTGAGCACGGGTTCATCGTCAAGATTGCTGGCGCTGCTGCCACTGGAGCCGACGATTACTACGTGAAGTTTGTGGCCAACACAGGCTCTGGCTTTGGCCATGGCCTGTGGCAAGAGACCGTGGCCCCTGGCATTGCGTACTT